TCAATCTGCATCTCCATTAACAGTAGGTCGCCTTTTAACCGGCTCTCTCGTATACATCAATGAGAAACACGAGTAATCATCCTCTGGTTCAGGTATCGCAAGAATTTTATCTTTGACCTGTTGTATTCTCGCTTCCAAAAACTGATATGCTTGCCCTATATCAGAGAACTCTGTGCTTATACCACTCATAAGGTCAATATCGTTTGTAACTGCCTCTAAAACATCTATAACAGTGTAGAGCAGTGGTTTCTGCATATCTGCCTTTACATAATCATCTGTTGGAGTTAAATCGTTCTCCACGAGAAACTGTGTGTATTGTTCATCAGAAAAGTATTCCTGATTGGATAACTCCATCTTTAATCTATCTAATACTTGCATTGAATGACTCCTTTCCTTATTTATATATGCAATAAAAAAGGACTGTCCGTTTTAGACAATCCCTTTTATAAATTTGCTACCTAACCATACATTTTTTCAAATGCTCTCTGCAAATCTTTTGGTTCATTATCCGATTTAAAATTATATAACTCCGTTTTCATACTTGATATAATGTTTTTCAATTCTTTCTTCTGTGAGAGTGCAAATAAACCAAGAGTAGTTAATTCCCTTTCTTTTTCCTCTAGGGCATCCTCCTTTTGTTTTACTTGCTCCTTATATTTTTCATTTGCCTCATCATATTTTTTCTTTCTTTCAACGGCTTCTTCTATATACGAATTTATACAGAACAACATTTTTCCTTCAATTTCATCGTTTATTTCGACTAATTCTGTTTTATCACTATCTTTTAATCGTATCTTTTCAGCAGAAAGTAATCCCATTTCAGTAAACATTTGATAATTGCTCTCTGATATTATGCTTACAATATTCGAATGAACTCTATTCTTTATGGTATCAGCAGAAGTGGAAATAATATTTTGTGTCTGTTGACTAATATTTTTTCGAATCCATTCATCTAACGCCCTTTGATTTATCAACATTCTCCTAAACACACTATACTTTTGCTCAACAGATTCCAACTCTGCACTATATAAAGAACGCAATAATTCTGTTTCAGATTCATTTTTATATGATGCCAATACAGTAACCATGTCTTTTATCTTATCATAGTTTTTTAAATTGCTTTTGATTTTTTCTTCAAGCAATCCGTCAAGTTCTGATCCTGTATGTATTTTTTTTGCATCCACAAAAGTATCAACATCAAAGAATCCCAATTCCAATGCTTTTTCGTAAACTTCAATATTAAACGGACACATTAAAAATGCTTGTTTAAGTAAATCTTCCTTGTCATTGGAGCGACCAATATTTTCCAACATTGCACTTGATTTATTTTCATTATAATTTTCAATATTATCAAGATTAAACTGTCCATGCAATTGCAATTCCGTTAAATACGTCGCCATCAAGTTGTTATTAAACTTAATGTATATGTCTGGTAACTTGGGAAAGAACTCACTAAACAATATATCATTACACATTCTTTCGAAATTACTTGCCGAACGTGCATTGATTTGGGTTAATGCTTTCTGATACTGTGCGTCCGCTTTCTTTGCCTGTGACATCAGTACACTTCTCTCCACAGCAGAATGCAACATAAGAGATGTAAAACTGCTTGTGTAAATTCTGACACCAGAACCTGTTATATTACTTGCAGCGGATCTATACGCATAATTTATCCCTGCATTTTTAGCATTCACTATTCTTTTACCCTCATAAGTTGCCTTAATAGTTGCAGCCGATATTAAATCTTGTAAATCTTTTAATACTGTAATGCTTTGCATAAAAGTGTCTAAATCAACATCATAAATTTCTCTTTCAACAATTTTTTCTAATATATCGGCAATAACTTCTTTTGCAGAATTTTGAAGGTTATTGAGAATACTATCCATGTGTTCAAAAAAGTTTTGTCCACCTAAACGAGTATATTTATCTACCATCTGAGATGCTTCATCTAACAAACGTAATAATCCTTTTGATACATCAGCATTACAATGTAAATATGTTACTACATCTTCTGGGACACTGTATTTTTCTCCAAGAAAATTAACAGTAAAATACTTGTTATTCCTTTGAATATTAGCATTAGAAGTACCAGATTTCTTTGGCAGAGTTCGCCCTGATTTCTCAGATGCAAGTTTTTCAGCCCATTCTTGATTAACCGGCGAATTTTTGCTGACATTGCTTCGTATGGTATTTTCCTCATAAAATTTTTGCATTGCATCAATATATTTAGTCAAACTTGAAACTTCCTCAGAATCCACTTCTCCATCAGTACCTATGAATATTTCACCCAAGGTTTTAAAGCACGTTATATATAATTCGATTGCACTGCCTAAACTATGATCATTACTATATTCAGCATTGTCTTTTTTTACAAAAAACTGCATGGTTGATGGCACTTCAAAGGTACTAACATCTATATTATGTTCATTTATAAATTGATGCCATTGTGGAATAGTTAAATCCCACTCAAAATACTCTTTAATAAAAGATGCTTCATCCTCTGTAATTTCACCATCAGATGCCCCTAAGTACAAAATAAACTTCAAAAAATCTATTTGTAGCATCATCTTCATATCATCAGGCGTTGAATGATACATTTCTGCCACGCTAGAACCAAGACCATAAAGTGCATTAAGCATATTTTTTGCTGTCGTTTCAACCTCTCTAAGCATATTTTATCCACCTTCCCCACAAGATTAGTATTTTTGTTTATTATATCTCACAATTAACCATCCCTCAATGTTTTTTCGTACAAATTATCCACAAATATAATAAAATTCGTGCCGTCTGTCAGATATACTTTAATAGTATCTTCCTTGTCATCAACCGCTATATCTTTAATTGGTAAATCGTTTGATTCATTCAGTATGTCAAATAGCCGGTCTTTGAACTCGTCTTTACTCATGTTTCCGTATATCCCCCTAATACATCTATGAATGGCATATCTGTGAATTATATTTCTATCATCCATTATATAAAATAATCACAAGAAAGTAAAGGAGTTTCACTATGAATTATGGCAATTTGCACTTGCGGATAAATGAGATTTTAGAAGAAAAGGGTATCAGCAAGAATAAAATCTGTAAAGACCTTGATATTCCACGAACCAATTTCAATAAATACTGCCGAGATGGTGTCAGCCGTCTTGATACTGGCATGATATGTAAACTATGTTGGTATCTGGATATTGAAGTAGGGGAACTAATTATTTACAATAAGCCGAATGAGTAAGGTGTCCTTGTAGTAGGATGCCTTATTTTTTTGCTGTGGGGATTTTTAGGATTAAGGGAAAAAACAAAAAAAATTTAGGGGCGACACGCCCGGAGCAGTTGTTGTTTTTTCTTTATTAGTCATACCTAACCATTTTTCAAAACAGAGCAAATTCACAAATCCTCGAACAAATTTGCTCTGGCAATTTGTACAAAAATATGTTCGTATTTTCTCCATATTGCACAACCTATAGTCATTTGGGTTTTTGTTCAAATTGCACAACGATTTCTCACAGTCGATTTTTCGGCTCTGATACGGTCAATCACACGCTGATTTGCTCTAAAAACGGCATTTTGAACCTCAAAATCGCTTATAGGACTACGAATCCTACGAAAGTTTGGCAATAAAAGATTCGTTTTATTCAGAAATCTGTCGGAAAAATGGGAAATTACCGACAACCAAACAAGCGTTTGTTAGACCATCTTGGACTATCATTGGAAAAATGTTGATTTTTGCAAGTTTAGATGTCCTATTTATGAAGAAAACTGCAATTTTTTTCAGTGATAGCACCTGACTATGCCTGATTTGCTCAAAATCCTTGAATTTTTAACTGGATTTGCCATTTTTCCGTATTTTTGAGCGTTTCAGACATTCCATTTTGGCATCTCTGAATTGTCTGAATACATCATAATTAGTGTGCATATTTAGGTGGAAATCTCACAACTCCCACCCAAACATACTTCCACCAAACAACATATCTATGCTACATTGTCCTTATTATCGCTATCTTTAGTAGGTATGCCATTTTGACACTCCTTCTTATTCTCACCACTTAACCGCTTCTTTTCAACCTCTACATCAGGAATTAAATCGCTCTTTTCCATTATTGTTTCCTTAGAAATTGCACCCATTTGTTGCAATGCTTGTAGATTAGCAATCATTTCAGTAGACGCAACCGGCATAGACACATTGTAGATAACATCTACATCACTCTCAACCTTAATCCCTTGCATAGCAAGTATCTTCTGAAACCGTTTGAACCGTTCCTTAAAGCCGATATTCAGCCACTTCTTGTTTTCATCAGCATACACACTAGCCATCATTAGGAGTATCTGCATGGAAACTTCTGAAATGTTAGCAATATTCGTGTTAGAACCCAACACAGACGGAATGCAAGAAATATCATTCAGAAATTGCTTCATATTATCCAGATACAGTTTAATTGTGTTGTAATCAATATTGCAGTTAGCATACTTGAAGTCGCCCACATCCAAATTCATAACATAACCAACCGCATCTGCCGGAATACTCGATTCAATCCGTTGTCCTATCGCTACTGGCATAGGATTTAATGTGTTCACATAGATACTATCGCCTAATTTGCTCATAATATCTTCAAGATCGTCCATTATCGGCTTAATGTCTGTCAGTAGAGCAACACCAAAATTGTAATCCTCATCATTGAAGTTATGGTAATGAATAGGCAATCCAACACATCTGTCAGTAGATACTAAGTGTTCCTCACCGCCTTCATTTGTCCAATGCTCCACATAGGTAGGATAATAAACATCCCAAAAAGAAATCGCTGTATAAGCATCAGTCCAATGCTCTATAAAGGCAATATATTCACCTGTATCATCATATACAGGATACGCACAAGCATTATCCAACACTTTGCTCTTAATCACGCCGTTGTCAACATAGATCGCTTCATAGGCATCACCAAACTTATTTACCCTGTCGATAATCTCATAATCAACTGTTTCATACTGTCCTAATCTATAAATATCCTCAAAGGTACTTACAGTATTCTCATCATTAGATGACAACTGAACTGGCTTACCCAATAGAAATGTGTTGTGAAAGCGTATCACCGTCTTTGCATAGTTCAGTATGGTCTTTCTCACAACTAATGTCTTACCTTTGTATTGAGCATCCTGACGCATCAAAACTTTATGTCGTCCTGCTAAATAATCTCTGTTAGCAATCACATTAGAAATCCTTGCAGCATGATTGCCTTGATTGATTTCTTCCTGAAACCATTTAGGATTATTCCCATATTGATTACTTATGTAATAATCTAATCTATTCATAAATCTCCTTTCTAAAACGGATACCAGAATCCATTCTTATAACCTTGCAAGCATAACCAACAAGAACTAATCAAATCATCATGGCTTCCACTAACGGCATTAAAAGCACCGTTATCTTCCGCAACGAACACTTTCATTTCTTCCAGTAATTCACTACTCATAATGTCAATCAGTCCTTTGTCAAACCATTCACGCATATCATTTACTGCAATGCTCTTGGTCTTATTATTCGTATCAAAGCCAACTTGCCAGATAGTACGCTTAAACTCATCATAGGTCTTATATTTTGTCATATTCATGTAATGTTTCTCATATCGTAATCTTTCAATGACTGAATGACCGCCTGACGCTTTCTCAACGGTCAGTAATCCTTTGTTATACCATCTGCCTACACAATCGACTATATCAGCAAATTCATATGGCTTTATCTTATTGGACTTAAACTGTGCTACCTGTTTTCCATCCTTATCCATAACAAAGATGGTAGAGTAGTCACGCTTACCTCCCAAACCTTCAGCAACATCCACGCCGAGATAGTAACGCATACCCTTTTTCGGGGTAGCCCATACCTTCAGATTACCATTCTGCACATTAGGTCTTAGAAGATTAGGCAGTCCAATAATCTTATCTATCTTTAATGGCTTGATTTTCTTCTCCATAATTGTCTGTTGTAATCTGATAACCTTTGCATTATCAAATACGCTTGAACCAGTAACTATGCAAGATTCCTCAAATGTAGATGGAAATTCTTCGTGAAATGCGTCTAAAGAAGATTCTGCAATCTTTCCCCTTCTCCAAACCGCTTGATCTGGTGTCATACCTAACTTAGCAAGATACTTTTCTTCTTCGTCATATTCATTTTCAGAAAGCATTTTTCCATCATGCCTACTTTTATATGCTTCAACAGATTGCTTGTACTGTGGTTCAAATAACGCTCGCCCATTTATGAAATTGAAAAAGAACGGTTTGAAGTCATTCTCGCCGTTCCTTGCTTGCATATATAACTCTGTAAATTTATTAAAACCTTTTGTCGTACTCTCAATTATAATACTGGCTGATTCAGTGGATGCTTGCATAAGTGACTGTAATTGTCCTTCCTGATTCTTCCACAGTGCGTACTCAGACATATGGAGAATCCCATTCACCGTATCGCCCCTACATAAATCCTTATTACCGGCTGTCTGACATGATATTCTGCTGCCGTTTACAAATGTTAGTTCTTGCCTGTTGTTAGTCAATAATTGTGGTCTGATAAAATCCGGCAGTGAATAGAACTGCTGCTTTAACTTAGCAAATACTTTATTCGTTGATTCTTGGGAATGGGAGATAAGAACACAAGTTGTATTTGGATAGACAACACATTTTCGTATTGACAACGCAGCACAGCACACCGAAAGTCCTAACTGTCTGCTCTTACTCACAATGTTTTTGTGTTCCAATCCATTGACAAATGCTTTCTGCTCATCTGTTAAAATGAACGGCACAATCTTACCAGATTTATCTGCTATTTTGATAAATGTCTGAATCCACTCGATTTGATGTTCGTCTTGCCATAGCCAGTTCAACTTTTTTGCATTTGCTAAACTAATTTCCATTGATATTTACCCCCTTCAGGAGTTCATCAATTTCAGATGCTTGTTCCTTATCAATACTCATCTTGTCCAATTGCTTGTCCATATCATCAATATATTTCGCCGCATTAACATCACCAGATAATGCTTTCTTGGTCATTTCCTGATAGCGTTTCATAAAATTATAACGCTTCATATGTTGCATATAAATGACCATGCCCTTTTGAACATCTTCCCTTATGAGCCAATTCTGCTCTGCAAATTCTTCTGTCTTATACTGACCGGCATTTTCTCCCTGACACTTAAAGTTAGCATCATAGGAACATAATTCTTCCCATGAACATCTTGTCTTTGGATCGGCATAGTACCAACAAAGATATGAAGCCAAATATGGCGGCATCACCTCTTGTAACTTCTGTAAAAGTGTCTTATCCTTCATCTTTGCCATTATGCACCACCTCTTTAATATACTTGTCGCCAAATAAAGCAAGAATATTATCACAAGTATCATTCACTGCTTCTAAATTCAACGAACCATCCACATTGATATACTGTCGTTCTGCCGGTGTTGCACCGACATAGACAAGTTTCTGTTCCATGCGTTTTACACAACCTAATATTTCAGACACATCATTTCTGGTAGCAATGGTCTGATAGTACATATGCTCTAACATATCATCTCTTAATTTCTGTCTTTCTTCCTCTGTTTTGCAATCGTAAAAATTCTTCATTTTTTAATCCTCACTTTCTGAATAGCAAAAGTGGACTTACGGCAAATTTGCCACAAGTCCATTTCTGTCCTAATATAAATCTGCGTATTCATTATCATCATCCCAAGTCAATCCTTCTACATCAAACATATCACCTTCCCACGAAAATTGTCTTTGGGTAGGTTCACTCTGAACATCACCTATTGTCGGCATATTCAAAATTTCTTCCACGCTATAATCCATAGCATCAGGTTCGCCCCAATTATCAGCATTTTTATTTGGTTGCAAATATTCAAACTGTTCAAAGATTGATACATCTCTAATCTGTGATTTCAATTTCTTGACCCACTCATCATCACTATAAGACAATTTACCATCTTTCTGATAATACGGTTGTTCATACTTTTCATCTATGTTATTCTGTAATGACTTGTTTTTGTTGACAATATACTTATATACTTGCTTAATAGTGGCTTCGTCATAATTGTCGGCATATCCTTCACAGATACGATTATAAATCGCCGCTAATCGTCTGCTATTATCGGCTTGCTCTTTGTTCTTTCGAGTAATGAGAATCTTATGTTGAGAGCCATACCAGTTTTCATAATTTGACGCATACGCTTCACACGAATCTTTGTCAGCATATCTACTATAACAGTTCTTAATCTGCTTCAATCTATCGCCGTCACGCACCTTATCATTGCTCTTATAGACATAAATCATCTTCATATCAGCCAAAACATCATTGTATCTCATACAAGTTCTTTGAGATATATCCGCTTGTGCAGCAATGTATTCCATAGACATAGAGCCAATCTTTCCTTGCAGATTTGGCAAGTCAGGAAGTGTTCTCATTGACTTAGACCAGTTAAATGTGCTGATAAGTGCAATGTAATATTTCATCATAGAAATCTTTTTCTTCATTAACTCGCCGCAAGTCAGTAATCTCACGACTTCATCAGAATGTATTATGATAAAATTTTCACTTTGGGTATCAAGATACAGTTTGGAAAAATCCAACAGATATTCATATGATGCTTTGGTGCTGAAATCTTTCACAATAGTAAGTACATCTGCATTAACCAACTCATATATCCCTCTCTGTAATGCGTCCAATAATGACTTCTCATATTTATCCTGATTACTTATCAGAGTATAAGCCATTTTATTTACAGACACACATTCTATTGTGGCAGATTTATTATAGAGAGGAATGTTCTCATTCATAATCCATCTCAAAGCCGTATAAGCCAACACACCATCAGGTGTTAAAGTACAACCAGTAACTAAATTCTTTCCTAAATATAAATCCATTTTGTATGCTCCTTTTTGTGTATTTTTTAATCTTTTTTCTAGGGTGACAACTGTACCCGTATTTGAGGTATGGTTGTCAAAAAAGTAGTGACAACTGGACGAGTAAAACGCCGATACCTGTCACACTTATAAGTAAGAGATAACCAGTAAGTAAGAGATTAGATATGTCACTCGTTCCACGAGTTGCATTTTGAAATCTCTACTATTTAATTCTCTTTGTACGTTTTTATCTTCTCTAAAATTCCTTCATCATTTCTGAACACAAACACACTTCTTTTTCCTGAAAAATCTGTCTTGTCAGGTTTAATATCCACCATAGTAAATCCATCTTGTAATAATTTTCTTGCCGTCTTAGCAGTAAAAATCGTAATCGCTTTCTTCTCCATTATTAAATTTCTCCTTCTGATATTTTTTCTTTCTATTGGTGTGTACCTTTTCGTTAGCCACCATATAAATTATTTCTTCATCTGATAAATCCGTTTTGAAGAATTCTGCGAAACGGATTTCATATAAATATTCATTCATCTTTATGTGTCCTTTCTAGGTGGGTGTAATTTAACCACCCACCATAATATTCTCTATTTAATTGTCTATGCTGCCGGTTTGCACACGACTGAATACTTTGCTACGTTCTTAAATGTAAATGCTAATGTAACCAATGTCTTTCCTAATTCTTTTACTGAACGCATTCCAATCATATTCCCTTGCCTTTGTTCAAAACTTCTCCAATGAACGAAATTTTTCTTTTGTGGTAGTTTCAGTTCTATACCTAGCACTTCTCCAATCAGTTCTAAGTCCAAACCAGTTTCAATATTCATATTCTCTTTTTTGTATCTAATCTTTTTCGATAATCCATACTTTGAAATAATCTGATAAAATTCTTTGATGGTATGTCTACCCTCAACCTCATATAATTCTTCTAAACCTAATACATCACATAGGAAGAATTTATTTCTCCCTCTAAATTTGTCACTGTAATAACCTTTGAATGTGCTATCAATAGCAAGTAATAACAGCTTTCCTTCTTCCGTCTTTGGCAATGGAATGTTATATAAACTCCAAACCAGTAGAGCAGTAGAACCAGCGTATTTATTTGTGTAACCATAGTTAGTAACGTTTGCTAAGATGTTGGGATTGATACACCTTGGATTACAGTAATCCTCTATATTTTTTCTACTTATGTGATTATCAAAAGCCATCTCGTCTTTAATGACAGCAACATCACACCATACTCTTGTGCGTGATTTATTTTCTCTATCTTTTAATTCTTCACTGACATAAATGTTGTCAAAATCATAAAAATATTCGATGCTCCAATTTGGCTTTACCGTCTGCACAACGCTTGTCGTTACCAAACTGTCAATATCATCACTTAAAACTAATTCAAATTTTTCGTTGCTCAAGTACCATTCTGGTACTTTCTGTAAATATTCTTCCTTCACTAAATTCACCATTCAGGCGAGATAACCCGCCTAATAGGTGTAATTTAATAAAGGTGAAATAGTTGCGTATTTTCTGCAAGTTATCTCACCTTCCCTTTCTACCTGTTTTTGGTTACTTCGTATATTTATAGAGGTTTTCGACTTCCTCTTTTTCCTTTTTATCCGTTATGATCAGATACATCATAGAAAGCCCAATCTAGGACTTCACTCGGAATCCAGACCTCTCCATCAATCCACATCTGTGCATAGTCGCAAGCGTATAAAAACGCATTGATTTCTACGGAATCATAATCAATAAATTCTTCGACTGTCAGCATTTCCATCTCATCATAAGCAGCGTCAATTTCCCCTTGTAATTCGTCTGCTTCAACTCTAAGTGCTTGTGCCTGTGAATCTAACTCCTGTGCTTCTTGCTCAAGTGCTGCCGCTTCTTCTAATAATTCTTCTGCACCTTCTGGATCATCTTCCATGATTTCAGACGCTTCACTTCTTAAATCTTCTGCTTCATCACGCAAGTCATTAGCCGTTTCTTCCAAATCGTCTGCTTCTGAAATCAGTGCATCTCTCTGTCCCATCAACATTTCTATGTATTCAGAGTAGAAGTCAACCCACTCTTGAAGGATTTGCTCTGCAATATCATATTGCTCTTGATATGCTTGTGTATAAGCATCACAATTATAAGAGTTTTCTTCTTTATCTAATCCAAACTCATCAACAATATCATCCGCACTGCTATGGGCATTTATAATGTTACCGAATGCAATTGCCGCCCAACCACCAGCGTAACCGCCTCGCTTCTGCCGACTACGATTGTATTTTTGAGTTATACTGAAAAATCCTGTCCGACCCTTGCCGGTAAATCCATTCTTAAAATTTGATAGTCCATTTTTGGCTTTACCAACCGCTTGCTTTACGCTATTACTTGTTCTTTCACCGCTTCTTTTAGCACTTGTAAACACGCTAGATAATCCCATAGAACCACCTACTTATCAGTAGAACTCTTTTTGGAATTTGCTTTCTGAACCTTTGGTAATGGCTTTCCAATTCCATAGCAGCAATTCAACCACGCATGATATACATTCTGCGAAGGAATTTCCTCGCCGCTTTCTACCATGCCGACATATCGAGTGCTAACATTGCACCAATCGGCAATTTCCTTCTGTGTCTTTTTATGCGTGTACCTTAAAAATTTTAATCTATCTCCACTAAGCATAAATATCACTCCCTTGCAAAAAATGGGAGTGACCAGAAAAAGTCACTCCCGTAATTTCGGTTTATAAAATCTTTTTCTGTGTATTAGATAACGGTCTTAGCATATACGATTGCTTCATCATCAGTCAGTGCCATTGCATAGAACTGGCTAAGATAAATGGTTGTACGTCTAAGTGATGCGTCACGAGCAGTTTCGGCAAATGGAGATTCCTTTGGAATGATAGAGATTGCGTTCTTCTTCATTACAAGAATGAACCCTTCCTGATTGGTTGTATCATAGAGTCGATCTGACAGAACAACCGGAATATCCAAGAAAGTGCCGATCTGACCATTGACAGCAATGCCGTTACCATCTTTTGTCATTGTCAGTTCACGACTTACAAACATATCCATTTTGTAGAATGATGGTGCAAAAGAACTATGAATCACGATTGCATCAAAATCTGCACTGTCACGTTCATCACCGTAAAGACCTAAGATTGAAATAAGTTCTTCCTGTGTTACGGTGTCCTTAGCAGCAAGTTTGTACTTTAGAGGAGATTCTAATGCACAAGCGATAGCATCTGTGTCATATTTTCGAGCCACTGATATTGCTTGCTGATTTGCCGCTTCATCAATAGCATTACCCATTTCCACTTCATCATCGTAATCTGCCACATTGACAGCCGGTGCCTGAATTGCTTTGACAGTAGCAGTTGTACTTGTCTGCTTCATCTGTGTAACGTCCATTGGTTTAGAAATATCCCAGTCCTTACTTTCACCAATATAACTCCAGGAAGGCATCGTCAAAACTTCACCGACTTTACCATGTAGGTCGCCTAAAGTCACAAGGAACTGTGCTACCTTGCATTTTCCATGAATACGTTCTCTGACAAGTGCTGCATACACATCAGGAACGATCACATTTTGATTGATTGTATTTGACATATATAATCACCTAATTTAACCTTTCTTTAATCTCTGATACATCTGACTTGATTTCTTCTAGGTCAGATTTATAAGTATTCAATACCGACACAAATTCGGCATTGGTCTGTAACAATTTTTCGTTTGTAGTTTGTGCGTCTGCAATTATCGTATAAAGTTTTTCCTCACGTTGTTCAGATTGTGCAGTAAATTTCTCGAACGCCTTATAGATAAACCATCCTAAAGCCATGACACAAACGATTGGAAAACCTACGGTTGCAATCAACTGTTGAATTATATTTACGTCCATAGACCGTCCTTTCTGCACAATAAAAAGAGGTCTTGATTATTACCTCTTACTTATTAAGTGCCTGATATAATTGAGGATTTTCTGAATAAAGTTTTGCCCTTTGAGAGTAAGACATTTTTTTGAAATCGTCTTTTGTGATTCCTTTGTTGGTGGTGTGATTTGATGGCTTATTACTCCCTGTGAGAAAGTAGTTGCCAAACATTGCCCCTAAACCCTCAATAGATTTATCCATGTCGTCACCAACATTCAAATACTTTGCCAGTCCTTCAGGAAGTTCTTTCTCCTTTAACTTGCTGGCAATCGTCATTGCTTTTTCTTTATTAGCAATTTCTCTTTCCTTTGTTTCAAGAGCAGCAATTCTTTCTTCTAATGCTTTTTCTGCATCAGATTTTTCAATGGGCTTGTACTTTGCAATCTCATCATTTGCCGTTTTAAGTTTCGCACTGTAATCTGTGCGTACCTTATCTGTTTCCGACTGCACATATTTCTGCACAAGAGCCATCTGCTCATCAGATAAATTTAATTCTTCGATATTCATTTTTTAATCCTTTCCTTTGTTGCAAGTTCTACTCCCTAAATATTAGTTAGTCGGCTTACCCCAAATCTTTTTGTAATATAAAATCACAATACCAAAATGGTACTGTTAAAACTCTCGGAGGAGGAAGGGGGTAGTGAACCCCCAAAATGATATGGCTTAAAAATTTTTTGAAAAAGTTATTGACAACGCCCATCCAACATATTATAATTCATATTGAATAAGTGTTTATGCTTTTCTCATAGCACAAAATAGAAACATAGGAAACATCAGCGATAGAGAAGATTGTTGGTGTATTTTTTGTACCTAAAATGCAAAACTAAGACATAAAGAAAAAGAGTGGTTTTACGCCACTCCTTTTTTATGTGTAATCCCATATATTGATATTTCTCCATCTCTATCTTCTATGAGAGTTTGTGTCTTTTCCTTTACACGAATCAGTTTTTCTAAATTACTGCAACCTACTTCTAATAATCCTTGTAGCAGATAATATATATTGTTTTGCATTTGTTCGTCTATCAGTAGAAAGTATAATGTTGCTTTGCTCAACTTCTTATATTCTTCCATATCATCTATGAAATTTTCAATTACCAATTTTCTCTGCTTTATGTATTCGCTTTTTCCTTGCTCCGCTTTTATATTTCTAAGTGTTACATCTGCTTTACTTCTTTCGGTACAAATTCTTTTGATATTTTCAAAATCTTCTTTGTTTATATCTCGTCTTTTTACATTTGGTTTATCAAAGATACTGTTGAATGATTTTTCCTCATTATCGACAACCAACTTCATATAAGCAATCTGTTCACCTATCATATCTAATGTTGTGTTGTAGCATCTATAAGTTTTATTACTGTCATATCTACCTTTTCTGCTTAGTTCCCTGAAGAACTGTGGATATTCAATCTTACCCTCATCATTTCTGTATTTATCTCTGATTGCATCTAATTCCGTCTTATTATCAACTATCAGCGTTTTCTTTGCCTTGTCGATTTCAAGTCCTGACATAATGCTCAACTGGCAAATATCTGTGTAAATTTTATTTATATATTCCTCGTCTGGATTATCCTTATTTTTTTCATCCCATAGTTTTGAGTTTAACACCTGTGAGAGATTAACTATTTCTCCTATGAGATTTTCACTTGTCTTGTAATCGAGGTCTGATAAATTCTGTGCTGTGTAGTCCTGAACCAATGTGTCTGGCTCAATGTCTGTCGTGGGAACTTTAAACTCCTTATAATTCTCTTTTGCCGCCTCTATCATTATATCATTATCTACTAGCATCAACTGGTCTGAGTCCATATCCATTCCAGAACACCGTTGAAGCGTATTTTCACCGACTGAATTGATAACCACTATGTTGTCTGTGAGATTGATATAATCAGTGAGATGCTTGTCCTGTCCTTCCACCTTAAATTCTATATCGTTCAGATTGTTTGGTAGATAAATATTTCCGGCACAGATATGCGGCGATCTGCAAGCAAGTAACTGTTTTTCTTCAAATGCCGTTGAAATTATGTTCCCTTTACCTATTATCATTGTTTCTGGTTCATACTTTCCAATGGCTTCTTGTAGCATTTCAATCGGATTTCCCAGCACCGTTGCGTATGTTCCTTTTACAAGTATGCGTCCACACTTTATATCACTTCTGATTTCTTCCAGTATCTTCTTCGCAAGCATCTTGTACATTTCTGTTGTGTGGAATTTCTCATTTAATTTCATCATTCTGTATAATACATCTGCTTTTACATTCATCATCATGTCTGTATCTTCATCATCTGAATGTGTTTCGCAATAATGATACATTGCAGTGTGGTCTGTCTTTAGAAGTTCTAGGTAGTCAAGTGTTGGCTGCAAGAGTTCTTTTATCTTATCCCTTGTAATCTGCAAGGTATTTAATATCTGATAATGTGTCCTTACCAACTGACCGCCAAAATATTTCGTTGGCTTTTCGTACTTCACAATGCCGAATGGCTTCTTTGAATTTTCAATCTGTTTCAGCCAGTCGAAGAACCACTTGTCTTTGTTGCCAAACTTGGTATATTTGATACTGCTAGGAGTAGTAATCAACTTTATATCTTCAATCTTCGTGGCAAGTGTTAAACCATTCAACTGAGAAATTTCCGTTATTCTATTGTCCTTAAACCATTGTTGGATATTTGTGTTGAAACAACACGATTTGAAGAACATATGTCTTAGTAGGAGCATACCTTTGTTTTGGTATTTCCCCATCAGAGATTTGTCAATCAGCGATTGACCATCATGGATTTTATTGGTGATGTCAAGTTCCTTTTCTTTTGTGAAAAGTTTTTTGTTTTCCTCACCGGTGTACATTACCTTTTCTGTAAATGTTGATTCTATATCTTTGATTAGTAATATGTTTTCCGGTCTGATTTCTATGTCATCTATCTTACTGGATAATGGTAATGCTCTGTATGCTTCAAATGATGCAAGATTTAGTGGTTTGTCTGTGTCAATTCCGCAATCTGTAAAATTATTCATTGGCTTTAATAATTTTTCATTGATAAATAAGCAGTTGCCAACTCTTGCGGTGCTACCACTTCTGATCCACCGAACATAATGGATGCCGTCCATGTCGAAACCTTCTTGATAAATCTTATCTTTGATTTCTTTCTTGCCGTAATCTTGAAATTTATGCTTCTCTTTATCATTTGTGTCTGTACTCTTTAGTTTAGAATACTTAAAGGTTACATGAATAACTTGGTCGGTTGCATCTTTGTGTCCTACCTTGAATAACCATGGTTTCACTTTACGGTTTTGATGAATCAAGCGAATCAATTCGTCTAATATCATTGAATCTTCCAGACGCATCTTAAATAAATTTTTCTTTCGTAGTTCTAATTCCTTGTTTGTTTTCTTGTTTACAAACTCATAATTTTTTGAAATGTTGCTTGATACTAACTGTCCTGTTCCCTTATCATATTGAAGCAAGTCAGTAGCATCTAATGTAATAATCTTTAATGCCATTCAATTCCTCACTTTCTATTATTTTTTTGTATCTATAATGTATTTCTACATTTAATTCTCTAATAACCCTTTCACTATATATATCGGCATAATGAACGAAAAACTTTATAGTTATTTCTAAAATTTTTATAAACTTTTCACAAAACATTCGTTCTCTTATCTACATACTTATTATATACCAGTATCAAAAATATTTCAAGGGCTATCCGAATTAAAATGCGTCACAATGGGTCTATTTGCCATTTTAAGAGCCGTCAGGTTACTTGATGTGTAATTTTCCTCATATGTTAGTCAAAACGGCTCTAATAGGCAAATAATTGGCTATGCTGTAATTTCAAAATCCAGTGTAGCAATTATACTATCATCCACTACACATTTGACAGTGAGATATTTACCGAGATAACTTCTGTCATCAGAAAATTTAACCCTCATCTGATTAAATTTGCTTCCGGCAAGCCAAGTTACCTTATCAGTTAAATCCTCATCATCTACGCTGCAAGTCCATGTAAATGTAGAAGCAGTATAATCGCTTGTTACATCTTCATCATTCTCATTGTAGAGTGTTAATGTCATTGTCTTATAACTACCGGCAACTTTAATAGAATAGGAACTGGCAGTAATTTCTCCACGAACCGTAGATACTGGTTCTTCTGTTATACTCATAACCGTAGTACACTGAGTATTATTCCCATCCGTCCAAGTGGCTGTGATTGTCACTGTGCCACCGTCAAGAATTGTCATTAGACCTGTGCTATCAACTGTTGCAATACTTTCATCACTAGAAGTATAAGTAATGGTAGGTTCGTCAATAACACGATTGTTCTTAATGGCTGTATAAGACAACTGATATATTTCAGTTCCAGTAATATCAAAAGCGTTTACACCATCATAGGTAAGCGACCATGTATCTGCCGGTTTGGTAGTACGCTCCATATAGATATAAGCCAAGCCATTATTGAAAAATCTGTTGCCAACCTCGTAATAGCCACCGAAGTTTTCATATCCATCATTGATTTCTATTGCTTCTGAATACTGATTATCGGTTGTATAGACCGTCACTGATCCTGATACCATAGAGATAACACTACCATGAGTTAAGGTAAATTTATCAGAGATAACGGCACAAGGTACACGATAATATTTCTTATTCATATACACATCAAAGGATGTATCACATTTAACAGCCATAGATGTATAATAGACATCACTTTCAATACCATCCTGACTTATTACAAGATAAGGAACACCTTTAAGTAGAAATATTGTTCCTGTTGTTATTGGTGTACTCTGAGCATAGTAAAATCTCAACTTGCCCTGTGGGGTAGTACCACGTTTATCACGCCGAAAGAACACATCATAGGTCTTTGTATTATCCCAATAATCTGTTACAGTAATCTTTTCTCTTTTGAGAGTAGAATTAAATTGTCTTTTGTTGACATTATATATTGTAGAAAAATTCAAAGTATCGCTCCTTCCTAATAACGATTCGTTATTGAGTTTATCTTCTATAAAGCAAAAAAGAAGCAAAAAAGAAGTAAAAAAGTATTTCTAAGAATTTTACTCATGGAATGAGTAACAATATCTTATTTCTTACTTATTACTTCTCTCTTACTTATAAGTGTGCCAACTGTTGCACTTTTACTTGTCTTGTTGTCACCTACTTTTTGACAACTGTTATCATTTTAAGAGGGTAGTTGTCACCCTAGAGATTTATTGCATTTTTATTGTTGCTGATTTGGTTTTCAGATTATCCAGTGGATTGAATTTTTCAAAGTCCAACTGTAAATCCTGACCAAACATATTTACATATTCCTTTGTTACGGTCAAATCGCTGTGACCGAGAATCTTCTGTAATCTGAACATATCGCCAGAATTCAAGATCCAGTTCTTAGCGAAGGTGTGCCTGAAGGTGTGGCATGAAGTTTTATTCACATTCCTCTTGACATTGTAGCGGCGTACTAACTGCTGATAAGTCCTCTCACTTGCCTTTTCACCATACTCATTACAAAACAGATAATCGTCTGGCTCTCCCCCTCTAATCTGAAGGTATTCCTGTAATATTTCAGCAAGTGTGTTTGATAGAGGAATAATCTGTTGTTTACGGTTCTTTGTCTTGCGGAGTGTAATCATTCCGTTCTGAAAGTTTATATCGCCAATCTGAACATCTAAAGCCGTTGAGATACGATTGCCAGTACCAAGCAGATAGTTCTCGAATACCCACGTTTTGTAGCATGAGAACGAACAGTTGTTAGTATCTGGCTTTTCCAACAGACGTACCAATTCTTCATCAGTATATGTTTCCTTAATTTTCTTCTCTGCCTTTATCAATTTTATCTTGAAGTTTGGGATATAGCCACATTCCATACAGTAATATAAAAATGCTCTCACGCTACGTAGGTATGAATTGATAGTAATATCATTCGCCTGTGTATTCTCCCTAAGATACAGAATGTAATCATCAATGGTGTCGGATGTAACTGTTGTGATAAGGTCTGTCTTATCCTTGAACTCGTAAAAGTGTACCATCTTCTTCTCATAGGAACTGATTGATAAGTCGGTCAGATTTTTAATCTTGCATTTACGAATGAACAGGTCAAACGCTTCTTCGATTGTAGGGGTTGACTTCTTAGACATTTGAATTTTTTCCATGATTTTTTCCTCACTTTCTGTGTTTTTTGTGACTAGGGGATTACCCCTGAAAGTAAGTAAAAATCCTACGAATTTTAGAATTGAAATTTTGATAACAAAAAAGCACCAAAGTCCCATGTATACTGACTTTGATGCTAACTTAGTGCCCAGAACCGGAATCGAACCAGTGACACGAGGATTTTCAGTCCTCTGCTCTACCAACTGAGCTATCTGGGCATATATGCTAGGCAT